TACAAGGTCGCTGTTGGCAAATTTGATTTGCAGTTAGCGGATCATCCTGAGCAGCTCCAATACCCAATGGCTGCAGATGACGTGGTGAAGGTCATTCCTGTTGTGACTGGTGCGGGCGGACGTGGTGTTGGGGCGATTCTTGCTGGTGCGGCGTTAATTGGTATTGCGATTGCGTCTGGTGGAGCAGGATTTGCCTTTGGAGCAAAAGGAGTTGGGTTCATTGGCGCAGGTGCAACTCCTTCTGCGCTTGCTGCTGCGGCAGGGAACATCGGTATTGCGTTGACTCTTACTGGTATCGCGCAGATGATTACGCCCGTACCAAGCCAACCTGAATTCGGAGAAGGCCAAGGCGGGTTTGCTTTTTCGGGCATAGAAAACACAAGCCAAGAGGGTGTCCCTGTTCCTGTCGTTTACGGGGAGATGATCGTCGGTAGCGTGGTCTTAAGCACCAAGCTGACCGCAGAAAAGCAGGAGAACACCTAGAGATGCCTAAGGACGACCTTAATTCCAAACAAGTTGCTCAAATTGTTGACCTCTTATGTGAAGGCGAGATTGAGGGGTTTCCTAATGCAGGGATAAGCCACAGCACAAACCCTGAGCAGTATGCGATTGGTGCGTTAAAGGATGTGTTTTTCAACAACACGCCTGTCTTGGGAGCCGCTGCTTCGATTAGCGGCACAACCAAGATTACAGATGCAGACATTGAAGAGCACCTTAATTTTGACGTTGGCCGAGGCGTTTTTCAAACAGAGCTTGGAACGCAGAGCCAAGGACCACTTACCAAGTTTCCCGGATCGACAAACAGCAGCACTACACAGGTAAACACTGAAGTTCCTAGGGGGAGCACAACAGGCAGTGATGGGGATGAAAACATCCATCTAAGCGATGGAGCACCGGTTGTTAGAACAATTACTGATGTTGATGTTGATCAAGTAAACATTACTGTAGGTGTACCGGCTTTGACGAGGGTAAAAGACAACGGCAAAGTAAGGGGGCTTCCTCTGCAATACAAGATACAGATTCAGTACAACGGCGATTCTGACTTTGCCAATGTTCCTATTTCAGGAAGCACCGACGTTGTTGACGATCAGGGCTATTTAGGCGATGGCCATTTTCAGATTAACGGTTACACGCCCGACTTATTTCAACGCACGCACGAGATTCCGCTTGACACTAAAACAACTGTATCGGGCAACATTGTCAATAATCCAAACAAATACCCAATTAACATTCGCATTATTAGAACTTCGCAGTCTGTCCGGCCTGACGACGATACACTTCGCGATGATTTGATTTGGTACTCCTTCGACCAGCTAATTACGGATAAGACAAGCTATCCAAACAGCGTAGTTTTTGGATCGCAGTTTGACGCACAGCAGTTTCCAAGCATTCCTAAGCGAACGTTCCGAATTAGGGGCTTAAAGATTCGCATCCCACACAACGCGGCTGTCAGAAACGACGGATCACTTGATTATTCTGGAACGTTTAACGGCACATTTAAGGCAGACCGGAAGTGGTGTAACGATCCCGCTTGGATCCTCTACGACCTGCTGACAAACACCCGCTACGGGCTTGGCTCACAGATCCTGACCCCTGAAGAGCGTACAAGAGCTGAAGCCAAGGACGGGAGTCAGTTTGAGGGCACGGATGACGTTGCAGCCAACCTTGATGTTTACGATTTTCAAAAGGCAAGTGCGTACTGCTCGGAACAGGTCAGCAACAACGCTGGTGGGACGGAGCCGCGTTTTAGCTGCAATGTTGTAATTAACTCGCAGAGCGATGCTTACAAGCTGATTCAGCAGCTGTGTTCTGTTTTTCGGGCAATGCCCTTCTGGGAAGCAGGAACCTCTGTTGCCGGAACAGGGGGTATTTCGATAGCCCAAGACCGCCCTGAGGACTTTATCTACGTTTTTAACCAGTCAAACGTTACCCAAGAGGGTTTCAGCTACTCAGGCACAAGCATGAAGGGCCGCCCGACTTGCGTGGCTGTCCGGTACTTCGACATGAATGCCAGGGACTTCCGGCAAGAACTGGTAGAACTAAGCAGTCAATTCGTCACCGCTTCTGACCCGAACGTCGATTTTCTTGATAAGTACGGATACAACAAGCAGGAGATCGACGCTTTTGCTTGCACCAGCAGAGCACAGGCACGACGCCTAGGTAAGTGGTTTCTCTATACAAGCCATCGCGAGTCTGAGATCTGCAGCTTCCAAACAGACATGGCAGCTGGCATAACTGTCCGCCCTGGCGATTATGTCAAGATCAGCGATCCAGTCCGTACTGGCCGAGTAGTTGCTGGGCGTATTGCCTCAGGGTCAACAACAACCGCAATTAAGCTAGATCGCAGTGACACCAACATGTTTGGTGCGAGTGCGCCAACAGATTTTGTCTTTCACACAATTTTGCCTGACGGCACTTATAGCGCGACAAATAACTCAAACATTGTCGGCAACACTGTCACCCCAGGCAGCACATTGGCCATGGCTCCCACTGCTGGTGCGCCGTTCAACATTGGGTATGCAGACGTCAACCTGACGCAGTGGCGCATCCTTACTGTTGAGGAAGGTGAGGGTGTTTACACGGTTACGGCAGCAGCGCATGAGCGCTTGAAATACGAAATCATTGAAGATGCAAGCTTTACGTTCCCCGACCGCACGGTTACGCAGCTTGCTGAAAAACCAGACCCAGTAACGAACCTGCAGCTAGAAGAAATTCTTTACGAAGAAGGCGATAAGGTTCTTCAAAAAATTACTGTCAACTGGCAGCAGTCTGTTCGTGCCAACGAATATGAGGTCGAATATAGATTTGAGGCAGACAATTCAGTTACGGAGTTCGTAACAACCACTGGGTACGAAATCCTTGACACAGAAGTTGGTCGCTATCAGGTGACCGTTCGTGCCGTTGGTTATGGCTTAGATGTTGAGCAGACAGGCAAGCGATACAGCAGCACAACCACGGCAACCATCAATGCTGCCGGGAAAACGGCGCCACCGTCAAATATCGCCAGCCTAAACATCACACCGATCGACCTGCACAGCGCTGAGCTGCACTGGCCTGAAGCAGCTGATCTTGACGTCAAGATTGGTGGAACGGTCGAGATCCGCCATAACCCTCGAACCACTGGCGACATCAAGTGGTCGCAGTCAGAAAAGATTGTCCCGACCGTCAACGGCAGCACAACACGCAAGATTGTTCCGCTAAAGGACGGCCACTACCTTGTTCGCGCCAAGGATTCTGTCGGCAACTATGCGCCGCTGACAGGAATCCCGACAGTCAAGGTTGAGCAGCCTGAGCCCCAAGATCTTGAGGTAGTTCAGACCTACACCGAAAGCCCGAACTTCCCTGGCACGTTCTCTCAGTCGTTTAACAGCGTTGATGAAGGCGGCATAACGCTCGAAGCTGACGGCCAGATTGATGACATCACTGACTTTGACAGCGTTACCAACCTTGACTTCTTTGGCAACGTGGTGTCAATCGGCAACTACATTTTTGCCAACACGCTCGATATGGGCGCTGTCTACGACGTTGAGCTGCTAGCCAATCTGAAGATCACGTCGATTAACCCCGACGACTTCTGGGATTCACGTTCAGACAATATCGACACCTGGAACGACATCGACGCTGACGACCTATCGGAAACCAACGCTGAGCTGTACTCACGCTCCACCAATGATGATCCGAGTGGTTCTCCGACCTACGGCACTTGGGAGCCGTTCGCCAACTCAACAAAACGAGGCCGTGGCTTCCAGTTCAAGGTTGAGATGGAAACCAGTAACGACTCGCAGGATGTTGTGGTTCAAACCCTTGGCGTAACGGTGAAGCTCCAGCGCCGGACTGAGCAGCAACGCAACATCAGCAGTGGAACGTCAGCCAAGGCAGTGACATTCCCGTCTGCCTTCTACAGCACACCAAGCATCACGATTACAGCGACCAACATGGCAACTGGTGACTTCTTCGAGCTAAGCAGCGTAAGCAGAACTGGTTTCACCATTACTTTTAAGGCGTCTGGCGGTAGCATTGTGGATAGGA